TTAGACATATCAAGCAAAGCCTCAAAGAAATTTCCATGAGTATGCCAGCAAGCAGATGATGTTCTTCTGTATTCTCCATCAACTCTTGTACTGTGTCCATGCCTTGAACCTCTAGCATTACAGTCTTTTGATTTTAACCTTACTGCCCATCTTGTGCCTTTATTGTTAAGACAGTCAAGCCTCTGTATTTCTATGTTATTATCATAGATATTATTATTTATTGAACCTAAAGCACAAAGTATTTCTGCTTTAGTTGCTCCTGTTATTGTCATTTATCAAAAACCTCCTCACTTTTCCTGTCTCTATTTAAATATTCATTTATTCTAGCAGGTATTACTGAATAAGAATTACAAGCACCACAACACTGCCCATTTGCTACAGGTTGTGCATTATGTCCACCAGCCCAGCCATTAGAATCAGGCATTATATTTCCCTTGCATATTACACAAGTTTCAATTTCAGGTAGTTTCACTACTTTAGTCATTATTTGACCTCCCAGTTGCTTAAACCATAAGCACCTTTGTTTTTAGTTATTACATTAAAATCATTTGCTTTATCAGTATATTGCCTACATCTAATAAGCATTTCAGTACCATCTTTTAAAATTAATGCTTTTATTTTACCATTAACACCTCTAACTGCTCTGTATTTATTAAGATGGGTTACATCAGCACTTTTAACTATCTTATCTCTTATTTTAAGATCAGTTAAAAATAAAGACCATTCTAAATCTTCTATCAGTCCTCTCTGTCGTAGCATCTTCTGTTTTAGTGATGTTACTTTTTCTCTTGTTAAATCGTAATCCAATTTATTATCCTTTCCTTACAGTATAAAATATATCATCTTCATTGAGATATATACTGTCGTCATTTCTAACATCTTTAAGGTTAGAACCTTCAAGCATAACAAATGCAACTTCTGTTTTATCAGGATTATGGCTAAAATATTCCTGTGCTTCAATATCTAATACATTAATTCTATCAGACTCTAAGCCTTGATTTAAATTACTCATTGTTTTATTCCTTATTATTGTTTTAAAAAACTACTATCAACAGCAGGGGTAAATAGAAAGGTAAAATCCCCCACTGTTTCGACTAATAAAGTCTCATCAGGATAGTTCTTCTTTTTCCTCCTCTACACATAATGTTTGAGCATCAGGAAGATGTTGAGGTATCTTAACAGGTGCATCATCTAATAGTAATCTCAGCCTTCTTATGAAAAACTCTAATTCAGCCTCCATATATTGATGAACATCTTCTTCTATCATATGTTCAATGGCTTTCAGTTTCCCAGCATCATCAAGTTTAACACTTTGTGCAGCATTATAACATTCTTTACATCTGTCCCAGTGTTGTTGCTTAAAGTCTCTTGCATAATTACTTCCAAGCATAGGCATATCACAGAGTGTACGACTTGCTTTGCCAGATAAATGAGCCTGTCTTATTCTCTTTACCCAATTAAAGTATTTAATACCTTTAATTTTAGTATAATCATTAAAATCAGTCATTATTTCTCCTTGTTATGTTGGCTAAAGCCTGTTCAGTTATTTTAGAATCTGTTCTACTAATATAGTGCTTATAGCACAATGTTGGTTTAACAGTTTTAATTTCAATCAATCGTTGTTTGATTGCTTTACCACATATCCTGCATTTGTGGGTTTTACTCAAGTCAGTATAATCTAACTTGTTTACATTTACTACTCTTTTACTCATAGGTTGTTAGTTTCCTTTTATTTGTTTATACAGCATTTCTTGTACTTCTTATTACTTCCACATGGGCATATGCTGTTTCTACCCACCTTATTAGAAATTAGTTTAAATTGTTTCAGTGATTCATAATACTTTCTATAACCACCAGCCTTCCTAATATCAGAGCCTTTATCTCTTTTTGGTTTATATGGTGGTGAACTAATCGGTACTCTTTTCATTATATAGTCCTTCCATCTCTGTGTCTAAGATATAAAGAAATATGCTTACCTTTTTTATTAGCAGGAGTAAGACAATGTTTTATATTTAAATGGTCTCTTGGTATAATAGTACCGAAAGCATTATACATAAAATCAGCCTTTGGCTTTCTATATCTTGAAACCAGCATATATTCACTATTGCAATTTCTCATCCATTTATTAGTTCTCTTTATCAGCCATCTTGTGGCTAAATTATTTGGTATCTTATGAACTAAATGTTCATACTTAGTATCTTTCATTATTTGCCTTTCTATTTGTAAAATAATTAAATCATTGCCTTAATATTTGCCTTTGTATCCATAAAAAAATAAATTCAGAGACAAAAAAGGTACATCCGCAGAAATACCTTTTTAATCCAAAAACTTAGTAAATTAATGATGTTGTATTAATAATTGGAGTATTATAATTATTGTAATACAAATGCTCATTAATAAAATTATTTGCAAACCTAAAACAATCGGCTTTACTAAATGAATGAAATAAAACATTCTTTTTATATATTACTATAAATTGAAAGTCTAAGTAATTTTTGCTAACCTCCAAAAAAGTAATATATATACTATTCTTTTTATTTAGTGTTAATTCTCTATTCATTTTATGTACCATTCAAAAAACATAAATATTAAAACTATGCTAATACTTGAAATGGGTATCATTAAAAAACACATAACTATTTCTAAATCTTTTTTAATCATTTTATTTTAATCCTAAATTTAGATTCAAAGTTATTTAATATTTCATCTCGCTTGGTTTCGGTTAAAGTGTTAAGTTCTCTAACTTTTGCTAACTTAACAAAATTAACTTTTAATAAATCATATTCTTGATTTTCTATTAATTTAATTAGTAATTCTTTATTAATATAATTTATACTTAAATCAACTTCTTTTTTTAATCCATCTAATAAATGGAGTTCATAATTTAATCGGCTAATTATTGTGTTTTTAATTTCATTATTAGTATTAAACTCTTTTATTTTATTCTTCAAAATAAAATATCCTTTCTATTATTATTAGTTACAAAAAAAACCGCACTAAATAAATAATGCGGTTTAATTCGTGTTTGGTTAGTGGTTAAGATGTCAAGCCCTTTAAGTCTTTAGGCATGTCATTAGGTGTAATGGTGTTAGTTACTTCACCTTTACTATTAATAACCTCTATTTTAGGTGTAACATAGTATTTCATTGTACCGCTTAGTGTTGGATCTAATTCAACCGCTTTTAAATGGAGTAGTGGAATTTCCTTAGTAGCTTGACAAAGTTTAAATAAAAAGTTACCTTCTAATATTTCCGCTTTCCTTATTACTTCACCCTTTTCATTTTTACCAATAGTCTTAGCGGTAACAAATCTAATATTATTACCATGTGTTTTCATTTGTGCTTTGCGGTCTTTTAATATATCCGCTCTTAGTTCATCCAACTTAGTGACCGCACCACTTTTCTTGGTTGTTATCACTTGGTTAGAGTCAAAGCTACCACCAAACAATTCTTGGAGTTGGTCGGTAGTTGTTTCTTGTTTTGGTTCATTAGGCATCTTATAGCCTCCTTATTTGATTATTGTTAATTATGCGGTAAATCCGCTCATGTAATATAAGGCGGTCATCCGCTCAATTACCACACCTATTACAATAATACCTATGATTATTAATATTATTACTTGCTTTGGTTTATTAAAATGAAAATTTAACCTAAAAAACAATGATTTTTATAAAAATGACTTTTCAACTTGATTTAACCCCCTACCAAGCAATTTTCAAGGTGGGTGTGCGGAAGAAAATACACACACTCATTCTACTGCTATTTTTCAAAGTAGTGTTTTTTCTTTTTCTTTATATATTTCTTTTTCTTTATACTGTTAATACTGGTACTGTATATATCTAATTATAGAGTATATATATAATACTGAATATAATCCAATTAAACTTCTGGACAAGCATTATTTTTTTATTAGGTGTTTATGAAAAATATTTTATATATTATTTTATGGATTTTAAAGAGATAAAAGGTACAAAGCACTACCTTTATGAAGATAAAAATGAATTTATGGTACATAGAGGTGCTGAATTTGAATATCTTAAAGATTTTAAAATAAAATATTGGAAAGATGGTCTGGAGGGTGATTGGATATTTACTGATGATGACTGTGTTTGCCAAATATTAAGAAGATATAAGATGAAAGACTCTTATTACAAGAGCAAGAGTTCTACAATCATAAGGACAGTATGTGGAACTTACAATCTTGATCGAAAAGGTGACATGATAGGTGAAATTCCTGATAATATCTACAGATTGTCCAAGAAAGAGGTTAATTATAGCGAATCCAAGATAACTTCTAAGAAAGAGAAACTGTTTGCAAGGTATCTGGCACAGGGAAAAACTCCAATCAAGGCTTTCGAGGAGGTTTTCGATAAAAGCAAGTCTGAGGATTATAAAAAGAAGAGAGTTGCAGAACTTTTAACAAGCGATAGGATAAGTAAAATGGTTAGTAAAGAGATAGAATCAGTTTTAGAGGATGAGGGGGTTAGTAAATCATGGTTAATTGCAAGATTTAAAGATATTGCTGATTTAGCAGAGCGAGATGGTGATAAATTGAGAAGTCTTGAAAGTTTAGCAAAAATAAGTGGGATATATGAACATGAAAATGCAAGAGAACAACTTACTGTATGGTCTGGAATTACACCAGAACAACTCCAATCCATTAAAAAAGAGGCTACATTAGTAGCACATGGAGAAAGAAAAGTTAAAGAGGGATGAAAACTGTGTCGTTTGTGATAAGAATCTCTTTGTAGGGGAACTTGCATTGCTTGACATTGTTTCTGAAGATAGGTTTTTATGTCCTTTCTGCATGAGCCTCTATAATGGAGATAGTGAATTGCTACAACCTTACTGCGATAGAGTACATGGAGAGGCTTAATGGCTAATCTCAACCTTCATGGCGATGTTTCTAAAAATGAAGAACTACTACAACAGGCTTATGGTGACTTAATAACCTTTGGTAAAATGTTCTCTCCACAGGACTTCTTAGCATCTGAAACACCTCAGTTTCATAGAGAAGTTGGTAAAATCATGCTTGACAAGACTAAAAGTCAAGTAGGACTTGTTTTACCGAGAGATCATGCTAAATCTACACTTGCTGCTACCGCAGTTCTCCATAGATTTTTATTTGCTACTAAAGAAGAGCCTGAATTTATATGCTGGGTAGGTGAGGCACAGGATCAGGCATTAGACAATCTTTCATGGATACAGAATCATATTTATGATAATCCTGCTATTCATTACTATTTCGGTGATTTAATGGGTAGTAAGTGGACTAAATCTGATTTTACTCTTACTAATGGCTGTAGAATGGTTGGAAAAGGAACTTCCCAGAGATTGAGAGGTAAAAAGCAACTTTCTACACGATTCACTTTAATTGTACTTGATGATTTTGAATCAGAGGGAAATACAAAAACTCCTGAAAGTAGAATGGGTATTAAGAATTGGGTGACTTCTGCTGTATATCCTGCTATTGATTTTGATAAAGGTGGTGCATTATGGTGCAATGGAACTATTGTTCACTGGGATTCTTTCTTAAATACCATTGTTACAGAGTCAAGAGAGGCTAAAAAGACTGGATCTGACTATAGTTGGGAAGTTTATACAAGAAAAGCCATTATAGATGGTGTACCTTTATGGGGATCAAGGTATCCACTTAAAAAACTTGAAAAAGTAAAACAATTCTATATTGACTCTGGGACACCTGCTAAGTTCTATCAAGAGTATATGAACGAGGCTCGGTCTCCTGAAGATCAAATATTCACTGAAGAGGACATAAATAAGAGTTTATATCAAGGAAACACTAAATTTGACTCCAGCACTAACTGCTGGTATATAGAGTTGTCCGATGGAAGAAAGGAATATGTTAGTTTATTCATGGGTGTAGACCCTGCATCTTCAATATCTGACTATGCTGATTATAGTGTTATAATGATTATAGGCATAACTGAAAGCAATGATTATTATGTTGTTGATTATATGAGAAAAAGAACTCTTCCTATGGATTGTGCTGAAGAAATATTCAAGATGTATGAAAGATATAAAAGAAAATTCATGCGGATTCAGATAGAAACTATAACATATCAGGAGATGTTGAGAGATTATGTTATGAGAAGAGGGAAGAAAGAGGGATTATTTCTTCCAGTAGTAGGAATTAAGAATTATGGGAACAAAGCCAAGAAAGACAGGTTGTTTGAGGGATTGCAACCAATGTTCAGGGCTGGAGCAGTTCACATCAAGAGATCACAACAGGAACTTATATCTGAATTATTAGATTTTCCTAAAGGCAGTCATGATGATACCATAGATGCTTTTTGGCTTTCAGTACAAAATACAAGGAATATAAAACCAAGATTTGTATCAGGCGACCAGGATAAGCGAAAAAAGTTAAAAAAGTATAACTTTTTAACTGGTGCAAGAATATAATTCTTTTATATATTACAACATATGGCTAAATTACCTGAAGACAAAAGAGCAAGAGAGTCAAAAGAACTGTTTAGGCGATGGGGAGATGCCAGGCAAAACTGGGATCGGGCTGCAAGAGAAGACATAGACTTCTATTTAGGCAACCATTATACTAAAACTGAAGATGATGATCTCTCCTCGAGGAATCAGTCGAATCTTACTATTGACAGACTCTATTCTGCTATAGAACAAATGAAGGCTCAACTTACTGCTAAGCCACCTAAATTCTCTGTTGTAGGGAGGGAGGATTCAGATAACAAAATGGCTACAGTCTGGAAGACTATCCTGGAATATATATGGGATATATCTGATGGAGACGAGGTTTTCAAGCAAGTAGTCCATGATTATGCTGTTACAGGTCTTGGTTACTTTTATGGTTACATTGATAGAGAGGCAGATTATGGCAGAGGAGAGGTAAAATTTTCCTATGTCGATCCCTTTAGAGTTGTTGTAGACCCTAATGCAAGGGATAAGTACTTTGGAGATGCAACTGATGTTTTTCTCTCAACAATTCTTACAAAAGGACAATTATTAAATCTCTATCCAGAACTGGACCAAAAAGATGAAGATGGTAATGATTTATTAGATAGTATCTCTGATGACTTTAGAGACCAATATGATTACCCAGCAGCAGAAAATTATAGAAAAGTCCAGTCATTTACCCCTGATGTAACTAAAGACTATGATTGGGAAACTTCAAGAAGTTATAGAGTACTTGAAAGATTTACTAAAGTAAAAGTACCTTATTATAGAATGAATAATAAGATGGCTAAGCAGGAAAAAATTCTTGACGAAGAGCAATTTCAAATGTATATGCAGGATGAAAATGTTCAAGGTGCTATGGCACAGGGACTTATTGACTTTGAGGAAGTAAAACAAAACAGAGTAAGGGTTATTTGTTCTGTAGGAGAGATTGTTCTTTATGAATACATCTTAAATACCGATGTTTATCCAGTAGTTCCAGTACCTAATGTCTGGACTAATACACCTTATCCTATGAGTGATGTTCGTAAGTGTAGAGATATGCAGAAGTTTGTTAATAAAATGTTCAGCCTCTTAATGGCTCATGCTCAATCTTCAGCAGGTCTTAAACTTTTAATACCTACTGGTTCTATACAGGATATTGAGTCTTTAGAGCAGGATTGGGCTAACCCAAATGCTACTATTGAATATGACCCAAGTTTTGGTGAACCTCATTTTCCAGCACCTCAACCACTTTCTTCAAGTGTATATCAGATTATGCAACAGGTTGAAGGTTATATGGACTTAAATATGGGTATTTTTGAATTACAACAAGGAAATGCAGAAGTTGCTCCAGCAACAGCAAGTGCAACTATGCAGATCGAAGATTTTGGTGCAAGAAGAATTAAGTCGAAACTTAGAGATGTTGAAGGTAGTTTAAAGAGATTAGGGAAAGTTATTTATAATTTGTCTAAAGGACATTATACTTATGAAAAGTCATTCAGGGTAGTTCAACCTAATAATGATATAAATGAATTTACTGTAAACTTCTATGATGATAAAACTAATGATATTCTTGCAATACATAATGATATAAATATAGGACAGTATGATCTTAAAGTTGAGGGCAATTCAACTCTTCCATCTAACAGATGGGGGGAATGGGCTGTTTACATGGAAGCATATAAGAATGGACTTATTGATCAACAGGAAGCATTGAAGAAAACAGAAATATTTGATAAACAGGGAGTTCTTGAAAGAACTGGAGTTATTCAACAATTAGAATCTGAAAACGAACAATTACAAAAACAGATCAAAGATTTACAGGGTGATTTACAGACAAGCCAAAGGGAATCTGTATCCGCCAAGCAAAGAACAGAAGTTGAGAAATTTAAATCTCGACTTACAACTGATGAAGCATCACAGAAATCAAATCTGAAAGATGCTATTAATAAAGCTCAAAGCGCAGTTAAACTTGAAGTAGATAGGGAGAAACTGAGAAATCAGGATCGAGCATCGAAAAAGAAATCGCAAAAGGAGAAAAAAGGTAAATGAACGAAGAAAACATAGTACCTGAAGAAACCCTCGCTGGAAACAGTGAACACCAAGAAGGTCAAGTCACTGAGGGAGCAGAACAGGAAAGCGGACAAGATTGGGAACAATCGGCTAAATACTTTCAATCCGAGAAGGACAAATTGTTTGCTGAAAACCAACGATTAGTAGAACAACAACAGGCTTTGCAGTTAAATGCAGAAATAGGTCAGTTTGTTAAGGAAAATCCTCATCTAATTAATAATGGTCAGACTCAGCAACAAACTCCTCCAAAGGTAGAAATGAATCCAGACGATTTCGATTCTCACGAAGCCTTCACTAATCCAAATTCTGATTCTTACAAATGGATGCAACAGCAACAGGAAGGAAGAATACAGGAAGAAGTTAATCGCAGGATGCAAGGAATAAATCAACAGGTAACATCACAGAACATTAAATCGGAGGCAGTTGCTCAAGGTTTAAATCAAAGTGAAGTTAATCATTTTATGGACTTCTTAAATACTCCTGCAAGTAAATATTCTATGGATCAGTTAATAGGTATGTACCGCTCAACCACCAATAGTGGTGTACCACAGACCGATAGTAATGTCGCACAGGCAAGAAAAACTCAGGGAATCCCCCAATCAGCAGGTGTTGTTCAAGGACAACAACCTGTGACAAAGAGTGATGATGACCAAATGTGGGATAGAAAAAGAAAACAAAGAATACAACAATTAGCATGGATGTATGGTGTTGACCCAAGTATGATTACTGGTGAGATGACTAACCCATGGTATGATAATACACCACC